CTTTTAACGGCATATGGGGGGATATTTGGGTTTATCCACCACTTTACCCCTATTTTTGAGCGTTTTCTCCCACTTTACTGGGAAACGCTAATTAAATCCCCATTTTCATCGAATATTAGACCATTTGCCACTGTCGAACGCCTAAAGTGTTCGTTCTGATGGCAGACATAACACAACAGCTCAAGGTTATCGTGATTGAGCGACACGCTTGGGTCATTGATGTTCGCCCTCGTGAGATAAGTCTTGTGATGGACTTGATTCGCACTACTTCCGCATCGTTCACACAATCCGAACTTCGATCGAACGAATGAGAAGCGACACCTCTTCCACTCGCGAGAGTTGTAGAAGTAATCCTTCCAACTCCTCACTCACAACCACCCCTCGGACAGTCACTTCCATAAGCTTCTTCCTCTGACACAACCTCTTTATCATCTGACATGCTACTCACCTCGCTGGTGCTTCAGAAACTCAATGCCATCTCGATAATCTCGGAAGTCTAATATCTTTTTAGCTTTAGGATATAGCACAACCATCGGACTCCTCGGGTCTGCCCGTAAGCCACCAATCCATTGTCCGTAGTCGTCTGTTATCTTGTACGACCCTGTGCGAATCCAGACTGTATCTTTGCCACCAGACGACTTACTGTGCGTCTCGTTATAGTGCAGATGCCCCAATGCAATCACATCAGCGTGAGTCGAATTGAATAAGTTACGCTGACTGTTGGTCGTGTTGATCGATGAATTATATCTGTAAGAGTGATGAGCGTGTATCAGATACTCCGCACCATCTAGTCGTAACGTAATCGCACCGCCATACCACAAATAAGGCACTCTCGTTTTCCTTGCCAAGTAGCGCACGAAGTCCTCGCCTGTTTCTTTTACACTCCAGTTGTCATGGTTCCCTTTCAGTAAAACGAGTAGCTTATCCTTCAAGTATCTATCCAAAAAATGCTCGCATATCTCACGTTGCTTATCAGCGTTGATAATCTGGTCGAACATTCCACCTGCATGCGATCGTGTGATGTAGTTGTCGCAATAATCGCCCATGCCCACCACATATAATCCATCGACACCAGCAAACGCACTGAAGTCGTCTATCATCATTTGGTGGTCTGTGTGCAAGCCACCAATGTGCCAATCACCACTAAACACAATCCCGATAGGCTTATCATCGTCGATGTCGATCGTGACTTCGGTCTGCCTGTCGTCAAAGTCCTGTAACTTCTTCTGCGCTTCGATCAAGACGTTTAGTAGCTCGCCAACGTCATGTTCAACTGCGTTCTTCTGGTCTAGATATGTGATGTTATTTCTCCGCAATTTCCCTCTAATCTGCTCACCTGTGTATTTCTTACCCAACTGCGCTTCCATCTGGCGAGCGTAATAGTCATAAGTCCGTTCGGGATTCTCTCGAATCACCTTTTTCAACGCTTCGACTTCTACCTCTGTCCAGCCATTATTCTTCGTTTTCCTACCTTGTTGCATATTATTGTTCCAGCCCCCACCCTAGCCATTTTAGGAACATCAACCCAAATGAAAAGAGAGCCACTCACTGAGTAGCTCCCTCACACATTCGCCTATGATAGCATAATAGCATTAAAAGTGACGTCAAAAGTCGCATGATAGTCGCATCTTTTATCTCCAGCCGATGCGCTCTGCAATCGCATGAACCACTTCATCCCTCCAGCGAATCGCTGTTGCTCGATGCGTGGGAATCTGTTGTGCGACACCTTCCCACGTTAACAGTTGTGGTTTCGTCCAATATCTCAAGCGCACCATCTTCAACCTCTGCTCGTCCAGCATGTCAACCACACTATCAATCGCATCTGTTACTTCCTCGAGCTTCTGCAATCGCTTATCTGTGACCAATCGTGTTGCAACAGCAGCTGTCGGATTACTGATGCCAGAGCGACCACCTTCTTGTTGCACCTTCCCTGCAAACATGATGTCATTTCGAATCCGCTCAATCTCTTTCTTCGTCTCATGATAACAGTAGAGTTCAGATTCAATATGACGAAACGTCGACTTCCGAAGCTTGTCCATCGCTCACCTCGATTAGTTTATTGAGATACCACTGTGCCTTTCTCAAGTCCTCCACTCCGTTCTTGTGTCGATAGCGTGACGTGTACTTGATGATGTTTCCTAGTAAGTAACCTTCGAACTGTTCCGATGTCATCTTGGCTTTCATGTAATCGATGGTTTCTATTCCACCGACTTTGTAGTGACTTGGACTAATAAAATTGTCATCATCCTGCTTCCAAAATTGTGGTTTAGTTGATTGTGGTTGAGTTGATGTTGCAGTGTTTCTATTAAAGTTGCTGTCGCCTATATTAATCATCTACTCACTCCTATTAAAATGTGTTTCAACTCCTCATTTATTTCTTTAAGCTGATATATCAATCCATCGACCGTTCTCGCATTTGAAGCCATTATTTTTAGTTTAAGAACGTGTTGGAAAACACTTAACAAGGTTGGAAAGTAACCTAGAATTTTTTTCTGAACAACCTTCTGCGTTTTCTTGTCTACGTACTCCTCTAAATCGTACGCCACGAGAAGAAACTGCGTACCGTCCGACTCTACAAACAAATCAACCGACTTTCCACCATCAAATAAAACAACTTCGTCAATAAATACTTTCATATAATCACTCCTCCACCTTTTCATACGTTTTCTCAAAAATGTCGGGTTTACACGGATACTGCTCGCCTGATACACCAGTGATTATCCAGTCTCCGACACTGGCTTTCATGGAACCTTCCAGTGTTTCAATGATGATTTCCTTGTCTGTTTGATAGGCTTTGACGATAATTGGCTTTTTACGGAATTTCACTCTGTTTCACCCCTCCATCAATTTTGGATTCTCAAAAATATTGCCGATGACTTCGATTCCCCAGCAATCTACTGCGTGTTCCGCTTTGTAGCCAAGAATCAAATCCCTGAATTTACGCCCATCAGAAGCATTAAACTCAACAGAAAAAGCGCATAGTCCTTCCTGATAAACCACACTCCCTCTGCTCTCCTTACCACAATCAACGCACTGAAGAACGTCACCTTCATAAATCTCATTACCGTTAAAATCGTTTAATCCAATGTATTGTGAAACTCTGAATCTCCCAGAAGATAAGATGCCAACTGGCGTTGTCGGGTCAATCTTAAACCAACATTTATCTTCGACATTCCACGCCCGAAACTTAAGTTCTCTCATTCCGATTTTTCTCCCTATCACTATCCGCTGTGATTTTTTTCTCGACAGTCACCCTTAATAAATTCAATAATCTTTCGTAGAAATAAAACTTGGCATAGGATTTCATATACCTATTTCCGCTTTTGTTGGGTCTTTTTTTTTGCTTTAAAGCCTCCGTGTGTGCTTTTTGGATTACTCTGGCGTGACTTTTCATTCGCCATTGAATGTAATTAAACAATAGTTTGGTCATTAGGAACATCATCAAGTTCATTTGTTTTCCTCCTCTGAGTTATTTTCAAATACGATAGTCCGTGTACGATATTTGGCGTACTCCAAACCTTGTTTAGCCCCTAAATAAAAAGTTATAAGTCTATCAAATTCCTTTCGATAACCATTTAACAACTGACGGGTCTGTAGCAAATCTAGCGCCTTTTTGACTCTATCAATTTCCTCTTGAATGTCTGCCAGTAACAATTCTTTTTCCTTTTTTCTCAACGACTCACATCCCCGCTATCATCCAAACCACTCACATACGCAATAGTCAACGAACTTTGAGCAAACTCCAAGCCATGCTCGATACCTGAATAATAAATCACTTGCTGTTTATCACCTTTTAATTCGCTCAACCTTTTCATGCTTCTCACATAATCAATCTCTTGCTGGATATGTGCTAATAGCAATTTATTTTCCTTTCTCGTCATCGACTCACCACCTTATATCCCTTGTCATGAACAAGTGGAATAATCAGATCCAACGTCCGCAAGTCTCGATATATCGTTCGCTCTGGCACTTCAAACTTCTGCGCCAACTCCCTCACCTTTTTACCGGGATTGTTCTGGATATACAACGCAATACTAACCAATCGAATCGTCCTATCCGCTTGACTCCAACCTCTCCTCTTCATTCAACAACCTCGCCTTTCCTCATCAATTCATAATGCTTACGAACGACTGCATTCTTTGTCCGCTCTGGGTAGACACATGCAAACTGGGTATAGACATCTGGTGGATTACCTTTCAGACTCGATAACAACTTCAATTCCGCATTCGTCCAAAATGGCTTGTAGTGTTTCCTCGCTTTACGCTTCCTAGGTGCCGATGCGACTCGCTCTGGCTCTGGTCGCTTGATAAGCTCGTCCAACTCTATTCCGACCTGTTTCATGTCTGACAACACATCGCACACCTTGCAGATCGGAGACGTGATATAGCGATCGCTCGGAGGCTTATTCGGACACGATTGACACTCATCTTCCAGACGGTTCAACCGTTTTAGAATCTCAAACCGTTTCAAGTTAACGTCCATAGCGCACCTTCTGACGATTGTTGATTCGGAGATGTGACTGCTTCCTCCGTCTGCTTAACTCCTTGACCGCATCCATTTTCAGACCGATGTCGCAAGGCTCGTCTAAGATAATCTGCAACAGCTGCGCTCGTGTTGCGAGCTTCCAGTTCATGCTTTTCGCCTCCTGCCTATCAAAGCCGCATACACGTCTGCTGTGATGCGGTTTCCGTTACTGTCGTAAAACTTCGGTTGCGTGTTGGGCTCGCCATATTTGCGATATAACTCTGCCAACTCCGTCTCCGTCATCTTCCTTGTGATGCACTCGCTCGAACCGTGCGCTGGCTTGTCGTCCCTTGGGACAAGTGTCTTAAACTGTAAGCTCATGATGTTCTCCTTCCGATGATTTGCTCTGCTTCCGTATCACTCAGCGTGACCTCTCGTATTCCGTCCCACGTCTCACGAATCTCGACTGCCTTCGCATGTAGCGACTCCCTCTGCTTAGTCGTCAACACGATACCAGCCGCTTCCGTGTAGTGTTGTACTGCCTTGTCATATGCTCGACTGTGCATCAGATTCATCCAGCTCCAAAAGTGGTCATTGCTCATCGCCTTCACTCGCTGGAACGCTTTGCGCTTGTCTGTCTCGTTCATGTCACTCACTCCTGTTGACGCTTCTTAACTCACTAAATCCCTGCGGATACCGTGATTTCAGCTTCTCGATGTTCATCTCCGCAATTTCTTCTAAGCTGTAACCGAAGCTAGTCGCTAACGCTGAGATGTACCACAAAACATCACCCAGCTCGCTCTCTAGCTTGCTGTGGTCGAGATAGTGACCGTGAAACATCCACTTTTTGATAAAATCGACTGTCTCGCCAGTTTCACCAGCCAAGCCGAGTGCATAGTTGACGATCTGACTTTGACCGTCTACCATCGTCCGTTTTGCTAGAATTTGATAATCGTTGAAATCCATATGACACCTCACTTTTGATTTTTGAAAAAAATAAACAAAATGATGGCTACTAGCGTAAAAGAAAGAAATACCACCAGTAACGTATAGATATATAGGTAATCGATTAAGTCCATGTGACACCTCATTTTTGATTTTTGTATAACAGGAACAAGAAAAACAGCGATAGTAGCAGGAGTAAGTCGATGAATAGACTGCTGATGTCGTATGTCATGGATTAGCCTCCACTAGAAAGTCAATTTTTCCACTAACCGAATAAATCTTCATAGCGTTGCAGGAAACGACTAGATTGTCATCCGTCCAGACGAGTCCATTCAGTGAATCAAATAATCCTTTGACCAAATTGTCGATGTCTGGCTTGACTGTCACAGGCTTTCCAATGCTCGCAAGTTTCTTTTTCGCACTCCAGCTATCTGGAATCGGCATCCAAAAATTGATCGACACTTCACACGCTTGATTAATAAGCTCTGGTGCCTGTAATCGAATCTGACGCTGAATCTCCGACTTGTAAGCTAGGTACTTCTGCGCTTGCGGATTCGTCCATTTTCCACGTTGCGTCATTCGCACTGCGCCCATCGGTTTGATGTCTACCACAAAATGTTGCATCAAAACCTCCTAATTGTTTAGCACTCGCCATGCTCTAGCTTTTGCGACCAACTCGTCATAGAGCTTGGAGTAGCGGTCATATTCCTCTTTGTCAAGCAGAGGGTCAGCAAGAATACGAGAACCTTTTACGATGCGATCAAGCAATCCGAAATATTCTTCTTCCGTCACACCATCACCCCAAGTCCTCGTATTTTTGGATGTACCCCTTAAAGAGATAACGAAACTCATTCGTTCCTGCGTCTCGTCCTTTTGCGATATAGCTCTGTACTACTTTTCCATCTCGATGCGTGTCTTTCTCGTCCATCCACAAAAATTCGACCGTGTCCGCATGTTGTTCAATGTCACCCGACTCTTTCAAGTGGTGCAGTTCTGGTCTGCCTCCACCTTTTGCACCCTCTCGACTCATCTGAGCAAGCATGATAAACGGACAGTCCAGTTCTTGCGCAATCCACTTGGCTTTGAGTGCCACGTTTCCAACTTCTTTGGCGTAAGTGCTATTCTTCGGAGTTTCGATTTTCATGATGGTCAAGTAGTCAACGAAAATAGCACCTATCTTGCCTTTCATCCGCTTCAGCTGCCTTGCCGCCGCTCTGACTTCCTCGATCGAAACACCAGCCGCATCCGAAATGTGAATCGGAAGGGATTCAAGGAATGAGTAAGCATCTCCGATTCGATTCATCTCGTCCTTGTCGAGCTCTCGCTTATTTCGTCTCAACTTGCCGTAATTGATTCCAGCAATCGGAGCGATCAGCCTATCCTTGACTTGTATCTCGTCCATTTCCTGCGAGTACACCAACACGTCACCTGCTCCCTGCTGTGCGATGCCTAAAGCCATTTGGAGAGCACGAGCAGTCTTTCCGACTGATGGTCTGCCTGCCAAGATATAAAGCGACTTGCGAGCGATACCGCCTGCCCAACTATCAAAGTTCCGAAAACCTGTTTGAATGAATGCCGATTCCTTATCAAACGATTCAAAGTAGTTTTGTCTCGTCTGTGAGACGTGTTGCATCTTCCCACCCGACTCTGGTCGAAGCTGAATCACTTCTAAATCAACTTGATTAAACAGTTCGTGCTCGTTCTCTGCTTCCGACTCCGACAATTCCATGATTCGTTGACCCAGTGAACGGATTCGTCTGCGGTTTGATCTATCTCGGATGTATCTCGCATACTGTGTTGCGTTCGACACACTTGGACACGCTTCAGCCAGTTGCATCAGATAGCTCACTCCGCCGATCTGATCGAGTTTCTTCTTAACGTTAAAGTGATTCACCAGCGACACAATGTCGATGCCTTCGCCGATCTCGTGAAGATAGCGCATGACCTCGAAGATGAGCGAGTGCGTTTTGTTGATAAAGTCGTCTGGTTGAAGCTCGTGTAAGTCGTCTAGTACCTCTTGCTTGATGAACACTGCACCGAGCACCGCTTGCTCAATCTGAAGTTGTTGCTCTGACCATTGGGATAGTTGGAGGTTCATTCTTGTCCCAGAACCTCCTGTTCATCTCGATCTCGTCATCAAGATACTTCTGCCTCGCTTGACGTTCCTTATCCTCTTTTGAAACCACCTTAATGTCACTTAACTTGACGAAACCTTTTCCGTTCCAAGTATCAATCACTTTAAGAAGATAGCCGCTTACCTTTCCTTTTGAGCGCCTAAACGCTTCCTCAATCAATTCTGCATCCATTTCGTCGACATATAACCGAAGCTGATCTAAGTCATACACACCTTTCACTTCGATCTCGTATTTTTTGATCAAAGAAGTGATGTCTGCTTTAGTAATATCTTTTCTATTTCCTTTCCTTTCCTTTCCTTTTATTGCATTGCAATCGCTTCGAGTTGGCATTGCATTGGCATTGCCATCGCTATGCAATTGCATAGACTTCGTATTTCCCCAGCGTTTCTCTGCGTTTTTCCTCTGCTTTTCGGACTTTTCTTCCCTTAATTCCATGCGTCTGAGAAGTGAAGTACTCCAAAAATGATCACCGTCTGATTCGAATAAATTGAACTCATTGATGCAGTCTGATACGAATGTTTTCAATTTTTCAAGTTCGCAATGCAATTGCAATGCGATGGCATGAAAAGCGTATTTGGATCGAATATCGAGTTTATAATCGGACTGTTCACGCATCATCTCGACCAGCATCCAGAAGAGTCCGTACCCTTCTGACCCATACACGCATCGCATCGCAAGAATCTTCGTGTCGTTTCTAGCATTCGCATCGTGACTAAAGTAATAAGCATCTTTCGCCGTCATATCACACCTCTTTTCGTCTACAAATCAGAAAAGGCTTGTCCAAGCGAATGATGTCAAATGAGGAATAGCACACTCGCATCACTCGCTGGACTTCGTTGTTAAAGCCTTCTGTGTCGCCTTTTTCGTCAAGTTCCCATACCCAATTCGCAAGTTGAAATCGATAGGGAACTGTGTTGTCTAGCCTTAAAATGGCAACTCATCCTGTCCGATTTCGATAGGTGTGTCCTTTGAATCTGGTCGATCAAGGAAACGGACATTGTCTGCTAAAACCTCCGTGATGTATACTTTCTTGCCATCGCTACCCTCATAGTTTCTCGTTTGAATCTTCCCTTGCACCGCCGCCATCTTCCCCTTCGACAAGTACTTTCCGACTGCCTCGGCTGCCTGTCGCCAAACCACGATGTTGATGAAATCCGTTTCCTTTTTGTCACCGCCTAAATTCCGATCGACTGCAAGTGTGAATGACGCAACAGATAATCCGCTCTGCGTTTGACGCACCTCAGGGTCTTTCGTTAATCGTCCGATTAATACAACATTGTTTAACATGATTACTCCTCCAGTAGATTCATATAGTGTATGATTTCAGCTCTCTTGGTTTCTCGGCAGAAACGGCACTTCTCGCACCGTCTAGCCAGTGTCTTATACTTTTTCACTTCCATGATGCGAGGAAGTTTCTGCTCGACAAACTCCAGTTGTTGCTTGATCGTGTTGTCGTCAAAGCAGATGACTTGCAGATCGGGAACATCTTCCTTACTCACTGCCACGATAAAAGGTTCAAGCTTTTCGTACCCTTTCCGATCCCGCCACTCGATCTCTTGATAAACCGCCATTTGCAGATGATAACCATATGCTTCAACAAACGATTCATAGCGACTGGTTTGTATGTTCCAGATGCGTTCACGAATGTTCTTGACTGTTTTAAGGTCAACGATGCGACCTTCTTCTACATTCACGACATCAATCCGAGCTTTCCAGCTTACGCCGAACAGATTTCCTAACACAATCTGTTCATGTTTCCCTTCAAGCATGTTCATGCAGAGTGAGTCGCCTTTTACCTTCTCAATCATCGTGTCAGCAAGCTTATATTCGGATTTGAGTTCACCTTTCGAAGCTCCTCTTGATGAGTAAATTTCGGGATGCTTCTCACGAAACTGTTCGAGTGTCCCATCAAACGCCGAGTGAACATAATTGCCCACCAGAAACGCATCACGATTTGGTTCTTCCCAACCCTCTAACTTAGCCATCGCACGAGCTTCGCAGGATATGAAATCTTTAAATTGCGAGACGCTCATAAAATCCTCATTCGCCTGCTTGCTGTAATATTGTTCAACTGTCAGATTCATGTTTGCTTCGCCCTCAGTTTTTCAAGAAACTCACGTGCTTTGTCGTCATCTAACTCAATTAAACTGACTCCGTATAACTTCTGCACTTGCTGGTCGAGCATATTGGACTTCATTCCGAGCGCCAGCCAAACCGATTTAATTTCACCGATCACTTTCGACTGTTGCTGATTGAGCTTCGCATTTCCGACTTCTTCCTTTGATGCGATCGACTTCTTGATTTCAAACCCAAGCATCGCTAGAGCTCGTCCGACTGCGGAAGTTTCACAATTCTCAAGTGCCGATGTCTTGTTGATGTATGTAGAACCTTCTTTCTCATAAGCATGACCAGTTGCGCTTGGCACGTTGTCGTTCAAGTCCCTGTAAGCGTAAGCTTTCATCACGACAACACCCTCAGACCACGAAACCAACTCTGTCACGATGCGACCATTCGGAAATCGCTCGTAAAACTTTTCAACTCGAACGTTGACCTCGATGTAATCCTTCAGCATATCTTTCTTATCGTTCAACTTTCTCAACTCCTTGTGTTATAATAATGATGAACCTTTAGCTGTGGTTCCCCTCGGCAGACTGTTAGCGCAGTCTGTTTTTTCTTTAGAATGGAAGCGGTTCTTCGTTCTCCTTCGCCTCCTCTGAAATATCGTGAAGATCGCCAATCGCAATATAAAATGAGCTATGATAATTGCCGATAAGCCTATGAAACTCGATGAATGATTGACCAAAATACCGCCATCCGAGCCAGCCATCAACATAAGTTTGAATGACGCTGTACTCGTTACCGTTATGCTTGACCTTGACCATTCCGCACCTCCTGAAGCTCCGCTTTGCACGCTACAAACGCATCCTCGAGATCGTCATATTTGAATCGCAACTCGTCCAATAAGTCTCGAATGTCATCGATCATGTCAGACAATTGACTTCCTTCCCTTGTACTTAAATCGATGAATCCATCCAAATCATTGAGCTTTTCGCCGATCTGGTACTCCGCTTCCGCAAACTTGTAATGCTTATAAATGCGAACCACTACCTCACCTCCTCAGCGAGATACGCTTCCCATGTGCCCGCTTCAACTTTCCTCACAAATTGTTCGAACGTGATTCCATATCGCTTGCGGACTGCAAATCGAACGAAGTACTGACCGAGCTTGTCTAAGCGACTGTCGCTCATCGTGCCAACCTCCTTCTGATAAATTGTTTAATCTCGTACAACACAACCATCATGCCGATCGGGAAGCCGAACAAGAAAAGTGCATCCCATATCGAAAAGTAAATCGGTTCCATTTATTTCACCTCCTCCTTCGGAAGCTTAGCGATCTCCGCCGCCAGAATGCTTAATGCACGACCAAACTGTTTGTACGACTCAGATGGAACTGTGAACTTCGTCATGCAATCAACTCCAAGAAAGTTTGCTGAAACGTGTAAAAAATGCTGAAAAAAATGTTTAGTCTGAAGCTAATTCGTCAATGCTAACATTCAAGACCCTTGCAATTACCTTCGCTTGCTCTAAACTCACTTGCTTGCGACCCATCTCGATGTGCGAATATCCCGATGAATACTTGTAACCGAGCTGATCTGCCATGAATTTCTGCGTAATCCCTTTCGACTTTCGCAGAACTCGAATCTTCGACACCACGTTTTGTCACCGCCTTTTTTAGCTAAAATATGTAACTTCTTGTCTAGTATAATTTGCTATTTTGTGTAAGTCAATAGCAAATTAGCAGTTTTAGCAAATAAGTTTCACGGATTGTGTAATTGTGATAAATTAAATAGTCGAGGAGGTGCGAATCATGTCGCTCGGAAGTCGATTGAGGAGATTAAGAAAAAGTCGAAAGTGGACGCTGAAGGATGTGTCTGCGAAGTTACAACTGCGAGGATTCTCGACATACTCAAATTGGGAATATGACCGAACACAGCCAGATGCGGAAATGCTTGTGCGAATCGCTTCAATTTATGACATCACCGTTGACGACCTGCTTGATCGTCACCAAGTCACAGATGAAGAACGTGAGCACGTGCTAGTTCGTTTAGCGGAGAAATATGGAATTGACATCACGAATGATGAGCATCTGGAGAAGCTGGAGAAGTTGCTTGAACTCGTTTTTCCAAAAGAAAAGTGACCGCATCAACATGAATTTGTACTGGTTCAACTTCTTTTAGTTGAGGGATTGTTTCCATTGTTTTCTTCATTTGATTGGTTATAAACATATAACACCGCCTTTGTATCACCCATTTTAACCGAACAAATGTTCCTGTGTCATTTGATAATTATCGACAAAATTTGACATATAAGGAGACAACCATGAGAACTGCACTTTACATCCGAGTATCGACAGAGGAACAAGCTCGAGAAGGTTTTTCCTTGCAGTCACAAAAAGCACTGTTGGAACGCAAGGCAGCCGAACTCAATCTCACCATTGTCGACACGTTTGTCGATGAAGGTTACTCCGCCAAGAGCATGAAACGTCCAGCGATGCAACGGATGCTCCGAGAACTCGAACGCAACACAATCGATCTCATCTTTTTTTGGCGACTCGACCGACTCACTCGCCGATCGAAAGACTTCCATGCCCTCGCTGAGCGCTTACAACATCTCTCAGTCGGCATCAAGAGCGCAACAGAGCAGATCGACACGACAACAGCGATCGGACGGTTTCAACTCGAACTATCTGTTTCGCTCGCACAATTAGAGCGTGAGACCATCGCTGAGCGTGTAACTTTTGTCATGTCCGAGAACGCACGAAAGGGACTCCGAGGAGGAGGAGTTGCTCCGTTTGGTTACACCTTGACCGACACACGAACGCTCGTCATAGACGAAGCAGAAGCCGAGACGGTTCGATTCATTTACGAATCCTATCTCGCTGGAACTGGGATGAAATCTATCGCTCACCAGTTGATTCGAAAAGCGGACCACAATATGAAATGGAGTGGACGAGCAGTCCAGTACATTCTTCAGAATCCTGTTTACATCGGCAAGATTCGATGGGATAACGCATCGAAAAAAGGAAGAACAGCCGAGCTTATCTTGTCAGAAGGCGAACACCCAGCCATCATCAGTGATGACACGTTCGAGCGAGCCCAGGAAGCGATGAAGCTCCGAGAAGTCGGAGGAAGGAAGTACACATCTGATTATTTGTTCAGCTCGGTTCTCAAATGTGCAAGATGCGGAAGTAGCTTCCAAGGCTGGTCAGAGCGCAAGAACGGAGCTGTTTATCGGCACTATCGCTGTGGAGGCAAGATTGACCGAGGAATCTGCGACTCGCCGAGCGTGAGAGAAAAGGAAGTAGTCGAAGCGTTTCTATCCGTCCTCGACTTTGATATGGACAAGCTGAATCGATTTATCGAGCTGAGTCCTGCCGACAACAGAACTACCGCCGACCAGTTGAAAAAGGAACTAGAAGCCATCGCCAAGCGAAGAAAGAAATGGCAGATCGCATTTGCGAACGATGTCATCACGCTCGAGGAACTCAAAGATCACACTGATGCTGATCGCAAAGAAGAAGATAGCATAAAAGCAAAACTCAAACAGATTAACGAGGAGCGCTCCGTCTGGACAATCGAAGAAGTCGCTGATGCACTTCGAAACATCAAAGGAATG